CAAGTGTCGATCGGAGGCGGTCTTCCATGTTAGACCTATCGGACAGAACCGATGCAATGTTCGCCGGTCCGCTAGGCGCAGAGGGTGGATGGGCGATCACTGTTCGAGTTGTGGATACTCCGAGCATCCCGAGATTCTTACTCTCCACCATAAGGACTTGAACCGCAACAACAACGCCGAGGACAACCTAGAAACCCTGTGCCCTAACTGCCACTCCCTCATTCACCATCACGGAGTGATACATCCGCGCATCTACCAGTCCCACCGGGTACGACGTCCCGCCCTCACCCAAGAGTCGCTGCCGTCCTCATCCTGCACGTAGTCGCTGGACTCGTTTTGCGCCTCCGCCGAGTTGAGCGAGTCCCTGTACTCCTCCTTCATCTCGTCGCGCTTGCCCTTGTCCTCGGTGATCCCGATAGCCAGCTCCATCGCCAGCCGGTTGGCGAGGCAGTTCACGAACCCTGGCATGAGCTGGGTGTAGTCGGTGATGAGTTGGATGTAGGTGATCGCCGCGGGCGCGTCCCACCCACCGTAGTTCGTCAGAGCGTACTTGCCCGCGGGGAAGGGCGGGGGGTACGGCACCGGGTCGGCTGGCGGAGCGACCAGCCAACCCGCCGTCAGAACCTCCACCTTGTACTCGTGATTCGATGGCCAGAACGGGGGGTCTTGCCGGTTGTACCAGCCCGTCCCCTCCGGCCCGTAGCCCCAGAACCAGTTACGGTCAACCTGCTTCCGGCGAGGGCGGACGAAGCGCAGGAAGTCGGCGGGCAGCGCCCATGCGTACTTCCATGTGTAGAGCGGGGTGACGGGGCTTAGGGCAAGCTGCTGGCGCGTCTTCGCAAATTTCCAGTCGCGCTCCGACAACACCTCAGAGAAAATTGCGTCCCAAACGGCGAGGCATTTGACGGCGTTCGGCGAGTTCTCGTTGATGTCCGCGATCTGGTTCCGCGCACCGATGCGGCCGAGAGCGAGATTGGAGATGCTGACCTGACTGTACGCTGGCAACGCTCACCGCCTTACGCGGCCTGAGCGACCGCAACCTCGTGGGTCTTCTTGTGGACTTTCAGTGCGTACAGGTGAGGCAGAACCGCGCCGCAGCCGGGATGCTTGCAGGTGAACGTCTTGACCTTGCGAGTCTTGCCGCGCATGTCCTTCGCCACCTCGACCTCCGCATCCGGCTCGGCCAGCGGGTGCGGGTCGTTCTTGTGGGCGGAGTTTGCGTGCCGCCCAAGCTCTGCCAGCGTCTTGAACTTGGCCCCGCAGCCTTCTTTCTTGCAGGAGTAGTCGTGCGGCTTGTCGTCCGGCCCAGCGTTGCGGTCGAACGCAAACACATACGCCTGCCCCAGCTTGAGGGAGGCCAGTGGCCCGTCCCGTTCGATCTCGTAGAGACCTCCGGGGAGCGGGCCACCGCCAGGAACGCACATTACGCAGGCATCGTTATCCCACGCGGGTGCAACGCATTTTGCGGCAACCAGCATATTACTGCTCGCCTCCGGTCTTCGGCCCGAACCACATGATGCCCGCGCCCGCCGTCGCTGCCGTCCCGGTGAGCGTCATCGACACCCGCAGGAACTCCAGCACCGCGGCGAAGTTGACAGGGACGAAGTAGTGCGCCCCCACAACCTGCAACTGCGCCAGAGTCAGCGTGCGTGAAGCAATCGGGTTCGGAGACGACCCGACCAGAGCGTTCGTCGTAGACGAGGTGCATACGTCGAACTTGAGGCTGGTGAGGTTGTCCGTGTAGCCGGTGACGACGATGTGCAGGCCCGCTTCCACCCCACCGTCACCGACGATCTCAGGCGGGAAGGTGTAGCCCTTCTCGGTGAGCGACGGGAACTGCGCGATGTACGGGTAGCTCGCCCCGGTGTTCGGCGCACCGAAGTCAAGCTCCGCGAGGCTGTATCCGGTGGCAGTGCCCCAGACATCGCCCAGCGTGTTCGGAGTGGTTGTCATCGCCTGCTGCGCGATGGTCGTCGAGGTGCTGACGGTGTAGGTCCCGGTGTACCCGGAGCCCGACCCGTAGCCGATGACCACCGTGTTGGCGAGGACGTTCGCGCCGCCCACGGTTTGGCCGACCTGAATCTGGCCGGTGGTGATGGCGGTGACCGTCAGCACCGTTCCGGCCTGAGAGCCGGACGAGATGACGTTGGCGGTGGAAGTGATCGGCCCTAGACCTGTCGCCCCCGCGCCGTGGACATACGCAACTGCATCTGTTACTGGCATAGCGACCTCCTTAGGTCAGTGGCGTTTCGGTCGAGAGGATCTTCTCCGCGACGTAAATGGGCATGTTCTGGAACCGGGTCACAGGCTTGCCGAACACGTCCATCGTGCCGTCCGCGGGCGGCGTGAAGTACGTGTTGATCTTCTGGCTGACCGCGCGAATGTCGATCTGGGTCTTCAACTGCCGGTTGACCAGAATGACCGTGCCCGAGGACTCGCCGAAGCGAGGCAACTGGTTCTTTGCCTCGATGAAGATGTTCTCGTCGAACCCGTTTGGCCCGGAGAAGCCGTTGGGGTTGATGTTGGCGATGCGCTGGACGCACCGCTCATCGGCCACCTGCAAGCCGAGGAACCATGTGAGGTGAGTGCGAAGCACTTGGTAGAGGTAGTTCGCTCCCACCGCAGTTGTCCCACTGGCAAGCTCCTTGGTCGATTCCCCGAGGTCTTCGATGTTCACGCCGGCGGGCGTGTTCGGCGGGTAGATGCCGTAGATCGAGTCGTCGCCGAACTCCAGAATCCACGCGGAGGTGGTGGACCCGGACGAGGCGCCGCCGTTCCACACGTTCGGCAACCACGACTGGTCGCCGTTCGGGTAGGACTCCAGGTTGTTGAAGCGAGTCGCCAGCCCGTTGAAGCCGCCGGGGTTGACCGCGAGGTTCCCGTAGAACAGGTTCGACTCCATGATCTGGAACAAGCCCTCGATGTGGTTCATGTCCTGGTCGGCCCGCCACATGTTGGGGTCGTTCTGAATTCGCCACAGCGCCTTGTCCACCTCGGAGTAGTCCTCGAACATGGCGATGGGGTCGTTGAGCGGGGTGTTCTTCGACGCCGTGGCCTTGATGCCTTCGTTCCACCGGCGGGTGCTGGCGACGGGCAGGGAGTCGGTGCGCGTGGCGATGTTCGAGAGAACGTTGTTGGATGGCTTGAGGGGGAGCATCTTGACCAGCGGTGTCATGCGGTCGAGGACACGCTTCGGGAGGACGAACTGCGCGCCCGCATCAGTCGAAGAGTAGTTCGAGATGATGTCCTGAAACGTGTTGTAACCAAGCTGCGCTACATCGGCCATAATGAATCTCCTTTAGATTCACTTCTTCGGAGGGGCCGGACTCTTATCGTAGGCGATGAAGCTCACAGGCTTGCCGCCGCTCTTCGGAGTTCCGCCCTGCGGGGATCGGTCTTCACCAGTCAGCGCGGCCATCTTGACGAGAAGGCGGATCGTGCTGAGGCGGGTGGTGCCCGTCCCTGCGTCGAAGTCCTTGTCGAAATCGTTGCCGATGTGCTTCTGGTAAACCCGTTTGGCCAGCTCAACGTTGGTATCGAACTTGTCGCCCCACTCGCTTTTGAGCTTCTCGGTAGCTGCGGTGACTTCACCCTGCATCTTGACGTTGTGCGCTTCGACCATCTTCTGCATCTGCCCGTTGAATTGGGCGCTCAGATTCTTGGCCTGCGCTTTCGTCAATCCGTAAGCGTGAAATTGCTGCTTCCAGAAGTTCGTCCACTCGGGAGCGTTCTTGTCTTCTCCGTCAAACTCATATTCACTGGGCTGCTTCGGTCGGCCTAAAGCGTCGAAGTAGAGACTGCGATCCTCAGGGCTTGCGTCATCCGGCAGTTTGGGGATCGAGTTCTCGACGCGCTTCTCAAGCTCACTGGCCTTGGTCGAAACCGTCAGATAGTCGTTGGCAAAGTCTCCGACCGTCTTGAATTTCGTGAAGGCTTCGTTCGTCTTGAGGGCGTCGGGAAGACCCGCTACCCATCCCGGCGGTGTTGCCGCTTGCTGCTGCTGATCTACCTCAGGCATTTATGTCCTCTTCGTTTCTGAGTAAACAACTGATTGCGTTGCGCGTCAAGTTACTTCTTCGGTGGCGGCGGTGGGGACTTTTCGTACACGATCAGCGGCCCAATCTGACGCTTCGGCCTCCGCGTGGCCTTCCAGTCCCCGAAAATCTTGCGGCGGTACTGGTTCATCACGTCCTCGTCGTCCTGCAAGTCCGCGTTGGACGCCTGCCCGCCGCCGGCCTTTCCGCCCTTACTGGCTCCCGGCATTTGCAGCCTCCAGTCCCTCAAACCCGAGGAAGTCATAGCAGTAGTGCTTGAGCTTGCAGCCGTAGTCGTCCCAGAGTGTGAACCCGCTCTGCCGCGCACGGATCGAGAACGACCAGTCGTCTTGGAAGCACTGCCCATCCAGAATCATCGGGAGGAAGAGGGCGTACTGCGTCTCGTCTCCCACCTTGTACGCCAGCTCGGGGTAGTCGGCCATCATCTTCTCGATGACGTGCCGCTTGATGGTCATGGTGTGCCCGCAGGCGAACTTTGTCTCGTACAGCCCGCCAGCCTTGAACTTCTCCGCGAACTCGTCCCACGTCTCGGTGTAGTTGGCCGGGGTGAGTTGGTAGATTGTGTTCTTGCGGTAGACGCCATTCACCACGTCCTTGTCCGCGTTCACCATGCGAACGATCACGTCGGGCGGGTAGAGGATGTCGTCGGCGGCGATGAAGAGGTGGGTGTCGCCCGCCGCCAGCATGTGCGCCATCATCGGGCCTGCGTTCTGGAATCCGGGGCAGCCTCGGCGAACCTTCTCCAGCACGATTTGGATGCCCTTCGCCTGGGCGTACATGATCGCCAGGTCGAGCGAGTCCATGCTTTCGTCGAACGGCTGTGAGCGGGGCGCGAGCCCGATGCGGACCCGCGCCGTGGGTTCGGTCGGCATTAGAACGCCGCCGCGTACTGCTCGATGTCGGTCGTATTGCAGACGAGGATCGCATGGCTCCCGTCAGCGACAGCTACTCCCGTCTGGCCGGTGACCTTGAAGGTGCAGTTTGAGCCGGAGCCGGTGGAGTTCTTGAAGGCGTAGACGTGGCCGGGGAACGCGGCGGGCAAGAGCACGGTGCTGGCGACCGATCCCATGTTGGTGATGACCAGCACCGACGCCCCAGTATGCGCCGGAGTGAGGGTCACGGTACTTGCCCCGCCCCCATTGACGGTGGCCATCTTCACGACGGCGAGCGTTGCGGGCGCAGTCTCCTGCGGAACCCTGAGTCCATCGCTTCCGGGCCATTGAACATTGTCGTAGTTCGGGGCTGTACCTGCCATTGTCATTCTCCTTGGATGATGCTGAGTTGCCGGTAAACCTGTTCAAACGCCCCGGCCCGGTGAGCAATGATGAGCGCCGAATTGTACTCGGCGATCTGCACTCGGTTGTCCGGGTCTAGTGTCACACCGTAGTGCCCGCGAGTCAATATATCTCCGAGGACGATGCGGCCCTCCGCCGTGCCGAACACGTTGCGGTAGAGCTGGTCAACCTCCTCCGCGCTACGGGGCTGTGGCATCTTCGCCTCCGCCCATAAGCTTTTCGAGAATGCTGCCCGACTCAGGCTGCTTCGCCAGCTTCGCCGCCGCGCCCGCAAGCTTCGGTATCGCCTCCGTCTGGCGCTCCTGCGCTGCGATCTGGTTGCGGTTCTGCCGGATCGCTGTGACCTGGCGCGGGTCGCGCACACACGTAGCCGGGAAGCTCACTGCATCCAGAACCTCAAGCGCGGCCTGATCGTAGTCCACCACGTCCACCGACGTGGGATTGATCTGCGCGATGGCGCCAACCAACTGCAACCCAGACTGGATAGACCGCACCTTGTTGAGCCTCGTCTGCGCCTGCGCCAGAGGCCCAAGGTACTCGATCTCCACTGCGCTGTGAATTGAGTTGAGGAGGATGTCGGGCGGGGTGGGGATGCGGCCCGCCTCAGCCTCGATCTGGTACATCCGGTTGATGATTGGGTCGAACGCCTCCGACTGGAGGTTGCCTACGCGCGTCCCAAGGATCGCGGCTTTCTCCCCCTGCAACTCGGAGATCTGCTCGGTCACCATACGCTCAGAGCGGCCTGCGCTTGCCAGTTGACTCATCATCTGGAACACGTCGGTGTAGAAGTGCTCATTGATGATCCGCGAGATGCGGTCCTGGTATTCCATCGTGAACGGCAGGTTTTGGACGCCGGTGATGAGCTGCTGCGGCATCCGTGTGCGAATGTCGCCTCGGTTCGATTCAATGTAGGTGACTCCGTTCGGGCCGCGCTGAATGGCTCCTCTCATGTCGGAGGGGGCCACAAGGGGCGGCTGGGCTGCCATCTGCCCAGTGATGATGTTGGTTCTCCCCATCTGATTTGCCAGAGCGATTGACACGAAGGCGTCGTGCGCGGGGCCACGGCCATACACCTCGTCGTCATTCTTGCGCCAGCGCCACGCGAGCATCGCCATCGAGTCGTAGCCGCCCTCGCTCAGGAGGGAAATCTTGTTGTCGCCCTGGTTCGCGGCCCCAGCGGAGGGGAGGATCGTCCCGCCCTGCCGGTAGACCCACACCGACTCCCACTTCTTCCCCCTGGCGTCGATGCGTCCGGGCTGGAAGTCCCGGCGCGGGTAGATGGCGTGGAGCACGTCGCGCTCGGAGTAGAGGTTCGATTCGTAGGCCTTCTTGAAGTTGATGTCCGCAGCCTTCATTGTCTCCATGCCGAACTTCTCTTCGAACTGGCGGAGCGTCATCTTGTAGACGCGGTAGATTGTGTCCACCTGGCCAAACTCGTTTTCAGCGATGAAGCACTCGCGGAAGTGGGGCACGGTGAACACCGTGCGCGCGTTCGCTACGTCCTCCTCGATGAGAAGGTAGGCGGTCGCACAGGTGATCCCATCGGAGATAAACTCGGTGTTTTTGTCATAGAAGTTTGAGCGGTTGAACGCGGAGTAAAGGACCGTCTGGCAGTCCTGCAACCACTTCTGCACTTGAGGGTAGGAGTCCACGCGCTGTCCGTTCCACGCCCGCATCCCCGACGTGCGTGGAAAGTTTAGCTTGCCGGGTAGCTCCAGCCCAAACCACGGCTGGTTGCGTGAACAGAGGTACCCCACCATGCCGTCGCGCAACTTGTTGCGGGCGAGCATCGCGGTGTCATCGAAAATCTCCTGCCCGGTAGGCTGGCCGTCCCATAGGTTTGTATCGCGGATGAAACGGCGCCCGTGATTGACGTAAGCGATGATGTTGTCGATCTGGGGCTCCCAGAACAGTCGCTTCTCCGCCAATATCTCAAGGTACTTCTCGCAGTCCTTCGCCTTCTCCTCATCGCCGCGCTTACCCAGCTTCGAGGGGGAGTACCCCTGCGAGAGGCTGTAGCTTCGGTCTACGGCGAGCATTGGAACCGGCATATTTTATTTCCCGCTGTGAAGTACGAGGTATCGAAGAACGTCGAACGTTGGGGCGCTGTGGTAAGAGGGGCTTCGGCCAGTCCACCCTGGGATAAATTCCCAGCGTCCATTCACCCGGCGAACAATGCCGCGCTCTGGTCGAGTCTGCGCCCCGATAGTGACTAGCCTGTTCATCCCAGTGTCGCTTTCTGTACGGTTGCGTTGCCCGCGCCCAGCGGCGAGGTGAGGACGGTCGAGGCGAGGCCGCGCCGCTTCTGCAACGCCTCGGCCTGCGCCTGCGCTGCGGCGTTGGCTGACTCGGCCTGCTGCGCCTGCGTGGTGCTCGCGGATGGCGCCGCCGGCGCGGAGGGCTGATCGGCGATTGCTACGCCGGTGGCTGCGGCCCCAATACCGGCGGCGATGAGTGGGATGAATGGGACGATCGGCGGCATCGTTACCTCAACATGCTCAGCCCAGCATACAATACACTTCCCTCGGGCTTGGATTTTTCTCGGCTGAGAATCATCCGGGCGAAGTCTTGGTCGATCTCCGGCTGGGGAGCCTTGTAGGTGGGCTGCTCCAGTGCTGCATAGCGAACGCAGTCGCAGAAATCTTTGTACGCCTCTTCAGGTTTATCTGTGCCTTCCTTCCAGCTGTAATTACTAAGATGCTGCATCGGCCCGCCGTCGCCAGCCGTCCCTTTGCGCGCGAACATCATGCCAGGGAACTCTTTGCCACGGACCACGGAGTAGTGTGGCGCCAGATACTCCTTCACCCGCTTGTGCCCCAGCGCCACGTCCCCCGGCGCGGAGCATGAGTGGACGATGCGCTTCATCCCCGCCTTCTCAAGCTCCTCCTCCCACGACGGGTAGCTCTCGCCGTGCAGGGGCTTCTCCGCCGCCGCGAACTTTACGTCGATGATGAGCATGGCCGGTTCTTTGTAGTTGTGCTCGGCGCGTTTGATCTTTACCTGGCGAACGATGGAGTCGATGTTGCCGCTGGGACGGAGGTAGGTGTACCAGTAGATTCGGTTCGCGCTCTTGCCGTTGACGACGATCTCTTCCGGGCTTACCGCGCCGAACAGCCAGCAGCAAGGGCGGGCGTCGTGGGGGTCGAGCACTTCAATCCGCATCCAATCGGCGGGGATCTGGAAATCGTCGTAGAGGTGCTTATCGCGGTCGAGCTCCTTGTAGACCAGCCCGGAGAGATGCTTCCACTTGCCTTCTTCGCGGGCCTCGCGCTCGTCAGGGTCGGTGATCTTCTTGAGGTAGTTCTCGATGCCCGCCCGCGGAAGGAAGCCCATCACCTGCCCGCACTTCGGGCACATCTCCACCGGTCGCACCTGCCCCGGCTTCAATCTCTCGGGATCGTTCTCGGGGATGGTCACGTCGCAGGCACGGCACCAGTCCTGGCAGTTGTCCCACGTCGAACCGCGGAACACGGCGATCTCTTCGTCGTCGCCTCCAGTATTGAAGGCGTGAAGGCTGAGGAGGTCGTAGATGTACGCCTCCTTGAGGGGCGTCATGGTGAGGATTAGCAACCCATTGGTGCTCATCAGGCCGCGCGTGGCGGAGATGAGGATGTCCTTTGGGGGCGGCTCGTCAAAATGCACCCAGTCAGAAATGATGCCTTCCCACGTGTCCGCGGGCTGCACGTATGACCTGTAGTGGATGGTTGACCCGCATGGCTTCCCAGTGAAGTCGTTGGCGAGGTTTAGGCTTTTGATCGAACCATCTGAGTAGCGGGTCGGGGTGATGCCGCAATACTTTGGGATGAGCTGCATGAACTCGGGCTCGATGCGCTGCGAGAGCGTCTGACCGGCCACCTCGCAGCCCACGATGCCGTTGTTGGGGACGCGCACGTTGATCTTGTAGTCGGGGTCGTCCTTCGTCAGCCACGGCCGGAAGCCCATCGCGTGAGCAATGTCCTCGGCCACGCCGATGGTCGTCTTTCCCACCTGGTTGCCGCTCTCGAACAACCGCGTCCGGGGAGTGCGGCCCCGCTTGTTCTTGATGCGGATGAATGGCTCCTGCGCCCGATTCATGCGGAGGAACGCCAGCTTGACGTACTCCCTGATCTTATCCTCTACCAGCGCAAGCGAGGCGGGGTCGTTCTTGTCATAGCCTTCGAGGAGGTCGGGGACTGGGGTGGTAGCCGACTTACGCGCCATTGAGAGATTCTACAGGCTCCGGCTTGGGGTGCATCTTCTCTTCATGGAGTTCAGGGTCGTCTATGACCGCGGAACACTCACGGCACACGTAGAACGTTTCGTTTCCCCACTCAGTCACAAGCGTGATTTCTCTGGCGTTCATTCGCTCACCGGAACCGGAAACCCGTCAGGCCGGATGGCGATGTTGTACTGGCGGCAAATCTCGGCCAGCGCCGCGCGGTTCTTCCTCTGCGGGATGGAGGTGCCATCCTCCCAGTTGCGCACCACGTTATCGCTCACGCCCAGCCTCTTTTGCAGTGTCTGGCGGTCGCAGCCAATAATGGCCCGGATCACTCGGATGCGCATAGCCTCGTCAACCATGAGGAGAGTATACCCTTGAAATCCGCAATTTGCT